CCGACTTCTTGGGAACTACGACGCCGCCTGCCGGGCAGACGCCTCCCAGCTCGACGCCCTGATAGCCGAGATCAAGCCGCAGTTGTAGTGGTGTGCCAAGAATCGTACGGGCAGAGACCCAAATCAACCTATGTAGTGCCACAAATCCCGGCATACCGAGTTCGTAAGTCATTGTTTCACGTGGAACTATCCACGCCCCCTGCCCTCATAATGCCGGGGTCGAGGGTTCGAGTCCCTCCCTTTCCACCATAGAATCAAGCACTTACCTGTGCTTTGCCGGTGCCCGCTTTTTTCGCGGTGTGCCGACTTTCATCAGCGTGCGATCCGCGTACTGCGCCAAATCCCCCGGCCCCAGATGGGCGTAGCGCTTCACCATAGCGTCTGTGGTCCATCCTCCCATCTCACGTATGGCGTACATGGGTGTTCCTGCTTGCGCCTGCCACGAGGCCCAGGTGTGCCGTAAATCGTGGAACCGCAGCCCATCGAGTCCTGCCGCTTTGCAGGCTGCTCTCCATGCCTTCGTTGCAACCTGCGTGATGGGCTTCCCTCTGAAGCTGAACACGTAGGTCTCATGGATGCCGGCGCGTTCCTTCAGCACCTTCATTGCGTCCCTGTTCAACGGGACTGGAATTCCTCGCTTGCCCTTGGCCTGGCTGCCGGGAATGTAGGCGAATCCATCCTCAATCCGATCCCACGTCAGGCCGGTGATGTTTCCTCGTCTCAATCCTGTGGCCACTGCAAAGGCAACCATCTGCGCGGTGTGTTTAGGTAGCTTCTCTTTCAGCTGGTCAACCTGTGCTCTGGTGAGGAATCGAGGGTCGGGCAATTCCAACTGCGCCATGGGAACGATGGGCGCATGATCGAGCCAGCGCCAATGCTTCACCGCACGGGACAGGACGGCCCGGATCAGAGCGAATTCTCGGTTGACTGTGGATGCGGACACAGCAGATTCCCTGGCCGTGCGCAGTTCGGCCAGGGCCTGGGGTGATAAGTCCGGAAGCCCTACCGATCGGATCTCCGCATACTCCGCGAAGATGCGTCTATCGCGTTCTAGGCTTCGCTTCCCGGCTCGCTCGTGGAGCCAACGAGCCTCAGCTTGACCCCATGTCCGGAACGTCTCCCCGAGCTTCGTAACGCGCCAGTGCCGCGCCCGGAGCTTGTGTTCGTATTCCTCGGCAAGCCTTCGCTCTTTTGTGCCTGTCGATTGGCGAACCTCGTGACCGCCGATTGTGAATCGGCACCACCAATATGCGGACTTGGGATGTCGGTAGAGGGACACGCCGTGAGTTCTTCTTCGATGAAGCGCCAGAGCCGACCGAACTTGTGTCCGCGAATCCTACCCGTGCGCGCCCACTCCCGGATAGTGTCCGTGGACACCTTTAGCTGCATGGCCGCTTGCTCAGGCGTCAGGTATATCATTGTGAACTGGAAAGTTCTTCGATTTGGAACGCTGGAAGTGCCGCCGATAGCACCTGATTCAAGTTCAGCGGTGCACAGAGAGACTTGGCGTGCCCGTTATACTTCGGGCGCAGCATATGGATGTACAGTGATTCCAATGCGTCAAGGTGCGCCAATTTGCAAGGGATGACAGATACCGCGTCGAAAGATTTGTCCTTATGTTGCTCAACTCTGGTCGCTATGGAGACTGACTGCCCAACATATACGACCTTTCCTTTCTGAATCAGAAAGTAGATCCCGGTGATCTTATACGTCGGGACGCTGGCAGCAACAATCTCTTCTTCAGTAAAGAGCCGATCTCCAGAGAGTGATAGCGCCGCTCTGGAAGCAAGAATAGTGGCGCGCATCGATTCGTATTCTTGACGCAAGGCCGCAATTCCAGATTCGAGGTCGCGGCGCTCTTGCGCATCACGACGATTCTGTTCGAGTTTGGCGAGGCGACGCCTTTCTTTCGTCTGCAGCATCTTCTGCACAGCGGCCTTCTTCTTATCTGGGTCGGCCTGCCACTCATGGATAGAATTGTTCACGCCTGACTCCTGCCGCATGGGGTGAGCATCACCATTTCAGCCCGAAGTCACGGCGCTTGATCTTCGCCATGCGGCCATCAGGGTGGTGCCACACAACGCCTTCGATGTTCTGCGTCTCAAGCCAAGCCTTCAGGCTGTCGAACTGTCTCGGCACATAGGCCAACTCTGCATCACCGTGCTCCACCAATCGGTGATCAGGGAACTTGTCTCGATTGCCATTGATCTTCGGACCAACCAGCTCATAGGTTCCATCTGGCGGATTTGTGCAGTTGGCTTCCCGGTGATACTTGTCATCAGGACCGTCACCTACTGGAACCCAGCCGACTGTCTTGCCGGTGTTGTCGTCTGTTCCAACCCTTTCGAAGTAGGCCGGGGCAGGTTCTCCGTCTCGCAGTTCACGACGCTTGTACATCTTGCCGGCGCGGATCATGACGCTGGTGCCGTCCCACTTGCGGGTGGGAACGCCTTCACCGTCGCGCACCCACTCGCAACCGGGAACCCATTCAGGTATCACCAGCGCAGGCTGCTTCGACAGGTCACGTACGAAAATCGTCGGTATCTTTCTCATTGCTCATCTCCCAGCTGGTGCGAGAATGTGGAATTCATGTGGCTATCTCGCTTGCCAGCGTACTCATCCTCACCGTTGCATGGCGGCTTGTAGGCCTCGATGTATAGATATTCCATCTTCCGAAGTCCCAACGCTCCATGCGGCATGCAAGTGACGTGCGTGTATGGCAAGACAGGGCCGACGCGAAGGCCAAGCCTGCAGCGTCCGTGATCGAACATGCGATCCTCAAACCCTTCGATGGTTGAGCCCGCATATATCAATTGTGGACCGCGCCACAGGAAGTACACGCCGGTATCCGGAGTCACCTCGCGACTCAATCCGCGCAATGCATCCAGCGGCAGCACATCATCTGGTATCTCGCACCGCTCGAATCCAGTGAGCGCCGGCCATCTGAACTTCCCAGCGTAGCCCACCACGTATGTCGGCCGGAGATGCGCTCTCATTTCAGAGGCTCCACGATCCGCACGCTGCGGTCATAGACGGCCTTTGTCATTCTTATGTCTTGGTGCCCCAAGAGATCGCACGCCGCCTGGATCGAATTGTTGTCGCTGGCACTCTTTGCCCGAATATCATGGAAGGTGAAACGCGAGGTGACGATGCCGCCGTCCAGAGCTTCGCGAATCTTGCGCTGCCACAACGTGCGAAAACCTTCAGGCGTAAAGGGCTCTCCGGTGCGCGTCCGAATGATGTACAGCCGTGGCAAAGCTGGCGGTCGCCGCTTCGCTCTAACCAGTACATCCTTCAGCGCCTCGGTAATGTTGATGGCGAGCTTCTTTCCGGTCTTCCCCTGATGAACGTGCAAGAGGCCGTATGACACCTTGCCATCCTTGGTGATGGGTCGCGGGTAGACCTCGACCTGATCCCACCCCATGTTCACGATGTCGCCTTGTCGCTGGCCCGTGAGCAGGGCGATTTCCATAGCCAGTTGCATCGGCGGCGAGCAGATGCCGTGCACGCCCCAGAATTCGGCATCGGTCACGTATCGCGTCCGCGGCTTGCTCTTGGGCTTCAGCACCTGCAGGCACGGGTTCACATCCACGTCGTACCACTTGCCGACGGCCAGCTTGTAAATGCTGGAGAGGACGCTAACGATCTTGCCGCGCTGAATGCGGCCTTTCTTCACATCCATGAATCGGCCGATGTCGCGAGGCTTTAAAGCATCGGCCGGGAAATGGCCGAAGTTCTCGGTCAGGATCTCCAGGTTGCGGAGGTAGTCCTTATGCGTCCGGCGAGCGAGATGTCCCATTTCCTCATCGCGGTATCGGTCAATCAGTTCCTTAATCGTCTTCATGCGAACTCCTTGGCGTAGGAGTCCACCATACAATTGTTTGTACCGCTGTGATACAAAAATTGCGGACGATGAACATAGATTGTTTGGGGTGAGCCCTGCCGATTCCATGCTTATCCCTTCGCGTCCTTAGGCTGTTCCGCTATCTGACGCGGTTGCCTAAGCGCAAATCGTGCTTCCAGTGCATCGAATGGTTCGGCATCGCTATCGTCGTCGCTTTCGCCATGAACCTTTGCCATCGCCTCGCAGCACGCATTGCACCAGCGGTAGCTGCGCAGCTCGCCGTCGAACTTGGCAGACAGCGAACGGATGCGCTCTCCCGGCTGTATTATCTGTGCGCATAGGTGGCACGGTCCCATCTTCCTCGCGGTGCAGATGTGGTCGCGCAGGATGCGGTCGCTCGGATCTCCGAAGTCGCCCTCAAAAGGGTAGTACTGCAGGACGGCTTCTTCATCCATGGTTGCCGTCTCCGCTATCGGGAAAGCGGGCCATCAGTAGCACGGCCATTCTCTAGCCGCCTCCCTGTCGTTGATTTCGTTCCACACTGGAGCCATCTCTGCTTTCAGGTCGAACTTCTCGTGCGTGAAACTGCCTGCCTGTCTCATTGCCGCGAAGGTGCAGACCGGACACCCGCCGGCAGCCTCTCGCAGTTGTATGAGCTTCTCCGCGCTCAGGGAGCCATATTCGGGGCCATCCTCAATGGCATGCCATGTCGATAGCGAACGGCACAGCTCCACCAGCTCAGCCAAAGGTTTCGGCGTGAAGCCAGCCATCGCGCAGATTCGACACGTTCGCAGCGGATTTCCTGTGCAGCCGCGTTCGTGGCGAACCATATGGCCCTTCGATCCACCCGCCTTGCGGCAGTGATCGCAGTAGTAGCGCCAGCGCTTTACCTGCCTCACGCTTATCCTCCCGCCGATCTGGTGGGCAGTTGAATGAAAGCCAAAACAGTGGCTTCGAGTTCACTTGTCAGGCTCTCTCCGCGACCGCGGACATACGGCTTGTCCTTGCCGAAGCGCACGTAGTAAGGAACCGGAGCGCCGGGTAGGCATTCCGACTTCCTGTCGTAGCCCATACCTGCTGCCTTATTCAGGATTGTCAGCAGCAAATCGCCTTCGCTGTATCGGTGCCATGAATCGTCATCACGCACGCCGCGCGGCCACACTTCAAATAGGCCAGCGGTGAGCGATGGCCGGATGCGCTCCCACCGCATACGTTCAGCGATGGCCTGCAATTGATCGTCTGTCAGCTTCACGACTTATCCCCTGGACTCCCCGAAATACACATAGAGGTGGGCGGTTTACTATCGCGCAGGTAGCAACAGAGCCGGCTGTCCACCACGGATTGCGACAAGGTTGGACTTGTACTTTGTCCCACGAGCCGCCCACCTCTATGCATACTCACTTCTCGGACCCGTTCTCGGAAATTCCGAGCGCCCACTGGAGCCCGTATACCAGATCTCGCGCGTCTGCCGCAGTGAGGTTCAGTTGGTCCACGGTCGATGTCCTGACAGATAGGTAGACGACATACGCATCACCGCAATTGGTCGCCTCGTGCCTCTCGACGGAGATATTGCCTACTTGCTTCTTCACGCTTGGCGCTCCGGTCCGTTCTTTTGCAAGCACTTGCAGCGCCCCTCATCGCACTCGGCCCTGACATAGGGATCGTGTGCGTAGTCCTCGCAGGACTCCTTGCGCTCGGTGTGCTCGTCTGGTTCTTCGAATACGTTCATGGCTTGTCCCGCCCGTTCGGGGATAAGTTCATGATCGCTCTCCCGATGAGTTCTGGAATTTGCGGGACGATGGTGTTGCCCAAGGCTTTGAGTCGGTGAACCCGATCGGCAGGCCCATCAGCCATTCTCGGAATGTCGGTGACCGCACCAGGTCCGGGCGGCCAGCGTCCACAAGTTGATCGCAAAGGTTCGCTACATGCAGCTTCCCGTTCTTGCCGCGGCGGATTCGGTTTCCCATTCCCGACTGACCTTTGTAATCGCGGGTGGTTGGCGTTTGCCACAATCCATGCGCGCTTGCGTTCTTGCGTAGCGCCGACGTGGAGAGCTGCCACCATGAGTGGCCGGCAGGTGTAACCAGCCTCTGCCAAGTCGGCGGCAACCCGGTCATAGCCTCTATATCGGATTGCAGCGACATTCTCAGCAATGACCCAATCGGGTCTGAGTCCTCGGACCAGCCGAAACATTTCTGCCCATAGGCCGCTGCGTGCGCCGTCGATGCCGACTCGCTTTCCCGCCTCGCTGATGTCCTGACAAGGAAACCCGCCGCAGATGACATCTACCACCCCAGCGGAAGCGGTGATCTGTTCAGGCTCCACGGAACGTATGTCCGCCAGAACAGGGACTCCGGGCCAGTGGTGGGCGAGGTGTCGGCGGCACCATTCGTCGATTTCGACAAAGGCGACAGTTCGCATGCCGGCTCTTTCGAGCCCGATGCTGAAGGAGCCGATGCCGCTGAATAGGTCGAGGACATTCAAAGCTTCTCCGACTTCGTTAGGGATAAAACGAGTTCGCTGCGCCGCTTGTTCATGGCCTCCAGCACGTCATTCATTGACGGGTACACTGGATTGGGGCTGCCGCAGCATTCGCTACCTGGCCGGTTGCAACATTCCTGCCCGATGGGCATCGCCGAGAACTGCAGCCATTGCTCAAGGAAGTCGATCTCAATGCGCGGATCTTGAGTCGCCCCCGGTTCGCCGGATGTGCACATGGCAATGATCTTGTTCTCTAGCACAAGCGCATCCGCATGGTAGGCATCACCAGTCCGGTGTTGCGTTCCATCGGTGCTGCGCTGATAGATCGTTGCCTGCTGCCAGAGATTCGCCAGGACGCGTAGCTGCCGGCGCAATTCGACGGCGTCAGGCTTCACCGAAGGCTCGCCCGATGACGCCGCCTCTGGCAGAACGGTATCCAGCCAGGTCCGCACGCGCCGCGCCTCGTCGATATTCCAGACGGCTTGCGGCTTGAAGTCGTTGTTGCTCGACCGGAACCACTGGCCATTTGTCAGCTCGACATGGATGCCTTGCGGCTCCGCTCGCGCCGCTGCACGCATCTCTTCGGCCTGTTCCCTAGCCCCGGCGGATGAGCCAAGACGCAAAACCCAGTAGCCGTCAGCGCGCTGCAGCCATTCTCCGGGGCTGATGCCCTTGCCGCTTTCATCTTCAACCTCGATGAATCGCGGTGCTTCCGGCCCCGGCGGCCCGTCGAATACGATGTCCATGTGGCTCACAACAGCTCCGCCAGCCGGCGCTGACGCTCGGCAATCTCATCGTTGAGGCGGGCAATCTCCGTAGCCTTGCGCTCCGCTGCTTCACGCTCCATGCGCTCGGCACGCTGCGTCTCGTTCTCGTTCGGAACGGCGCTGAAGAACCGATCACCCTTTCCGTGGATAGGTTGCACGGTCATGTGATCGAAGCCCATGCGGCTTCCAAGCTCGGCCCACGCATCGTTTGCGCGTTCCTGCTGGGAGCGAGGGCCACTGCCGCCCACGATGATGTACGCCTGTGGCTTGATCGCCTCGAATATCTTGTCGAGGTCGGCCTGCGTCATTTCGTAGTTACTACGCGGATACATTGTTAACCCCTTCTGTAGAGGACGCTTCAGTTGCCATAGCGGGTTGACTCCCTTTCGTCGCTTCGGGCTTCGGCCACGGCGTCTCGCAGCTCTTCGCGGAACTCCCGCTGCATCTGCTTGATCTCCTCGCGGTGCTCGGCCTTCAGGTCCGCCACCAGCTTTTCCGAGGCGGTCAGCGATGAACGCAATTTGTTGCGCTCAAGGATGATGCAATGCAGCTTCAGTTCGAGGTCGATAGGCTCGGCGCAAGTCGGCGCATCGGCCTCTGCAATCCTGGCTATCAGCCGCCGACATAGGGCACGGTAGATGGCGTCGGCCGCGACATCCGGGCTGATGTCCACCTGCGCGGTCATTTCTGCTCCTGAGCACGAATACGATCTTGCACGCCACGCAATAGAGCTTCGATCTCTCGGCAGCCCCAAGTTCCGGAAGGCTTGCCAGCGAACGCTGAGGACGGTCCCGTCAGCAGCGGATCGAGCCAAGTAGTTGGCACCAGATCGCTCATCCGCACCACAGGCTTGATGCCAGATTTCTTTGCCGGCTTCCTGCTACTCGCTTTTGTCAGGCGATCAGTCATGACTTCCTCCAGGTATTTGGGTCACTTCTCCCGGGCCAAATCACCACCGGGGCACCATCATGAGTCACCCCATCTAGCATCCGCCCCGCGAGCTTCTTCCCGTACTTGGTGACGGAGATCGAGCCGATATCCTTGAAGATTCCTCGGTTCTTGCGCGCGTACTCTGCGCGCCCGTCATGCGACACCTGATCATGCGGGGCCCATTCACCCCACTGCTTGAAGTGAAAAGGGACGCCGGCGGCAGCGCACTGGTCGCGGATGCTGCGCACCCATGCGGGATGCATCGGCCGCGCGTGCGGGCCCGACTCGCCGCCGACAATGACCCAGTCGACCTGCAGGCAGCCGCCCCGCATGCGGTGGCCATTGCACCGCGGACAGGTCCGGCCACCGCCCGGCGCAGGAATGCTGCCCGCATCGCACAGCGGCTTGAGGTAGGGACGCAGATCCATCGGCCCCAGCATCGGCTCGATCGACAGGAAGCGGATCCGCGCCGGCGTGGCCAGCAGCTTCGGGATGTCGCGGTCGGCCTCGGCCTGGTTCACGACCGTGGCGCCCAGCCAGACGTTCGGCAGCGGCTCCTGCCCACCCATGCAGGCCTCCGATACCTGCAGCATCATGGGCCACGCATTGCCGATGCGCTTTGTCAGCAGCAGCCAGTCGAGATTCGGCGTCTCTGCGATCAGCCGGAACAGGTCCACGCGCCATGCCGGCGGCACCACGTTGTCGAACACGTCCGCCAGGCTGGCGCAGAACACCCGCGCGCGCTTTCCTGCGGCGGCCGCCTCCCGGTCCCACCTGACCGGCCCGGTCCAGTTGGCGGTGCGGTGGCGCGCGCCAGCCCACAGCTTCTTGCCGGTGCGGGCTTCGGTCGACCTCACTGCCGTCGACACCTCGGCATAGCAGTGGTCGCATGCCGGCGAGACCTTAGTGCATCCCATCCAGGGATTGAATGTGTGCGAGGCCCACTCGATTTTGGTGTTCTCGCCCATCAGCGCGATCCCCTGGTGTACTGATCCAGCAGGCTGTAGCGCGCCACAGGACAACTATCGATGGCTCGGAAAAACTCGGTCCGGAGCTTATTCAGATGTGTAGCGGCGACTTCTACCTGCCGCGCGGCGTCACACGTGTTTTGTGGAGTGGGGCTGTTCGGATGCGCGTCGATAGCATCCCTGGTGCGGCGCTGGCGATAGTTGCGCAGTGCGTTTTCATGCTCCTCGATCGCCGCGCGGTACTTTTCCGCCGCAGCGCAAATCGCCTTACGGCGCGCTTCTATTTCATCGGGTCGAATCATTGACTTGCTCCTGTAGTCGGGCGGCCCTTCTCAGCGCCGTCCGTTTTTTTCTCATTGCCGCCTTCGCCTTGGCGTCGGCATTGCGCTGCGCGCGCGATCTGCTGTCCTGGACCCTGGTATGCCCCTTGACGTGCCGAAAGGTGACATTCAGACGGTACTCCTCCCGCATTCGATCGAACTTGTTGCGCACCGCCATCAGCGTTTCACGAGGCTCCTTGCTCATGGTGCGATCGAGGCAGTGAATTGCGCCCTGGCAATCGGTCTGGACCAGAATGTCATCGCCAGCCGCTGCCAGATCGAGCGCTATGGCCAGGTGAATTCCATTCACGATAGCCATGGTCTCTGCCACCATCGCGTCGGGGACCGTCACCTTGAACATTCCGGACCCGCCGTTGCTTCCGCGGCTGGATTTGATCCAGTAGCCGTAGCCTGCCGCGAGGGTATCGGAGCAATGCGATGCGTCGGTGATGATGGTGACAAGCATCAATCCTCCCACCACGGCTTCTGTTTCGGGGGCGGCGGCGCGCTGCGCTCGGCAAGCCTTTCGATGCACGTCGAGAATCGCTTGCTTGCACGCTGCACGATCTCCTCGTCGCTCGGATCTGGCACGCCATTGAGACGCACCAGGTCGTAGAGGCAAAACTTCGCAACCGAACGGACTGCAGCCATCGAGCCGTGGCCATTCGGAATGACCATCATCCCGGGCTCGTCCGGGTGCTGATCCAGCCAATGCACGTAGAGCCCTTCCGGGTTTATCGCTACAACGCGCGGTGCCATCGCAAGAACCCATTCCGAGTTCTTCTGCGAACCGAAGAGCCACACCTGCAGCCCGATCAGCGGTCGAAGGTTTGCGGCCGTATCCATGCCGAGCTCAATCCCGATGAACCCCATCGAAAATGCCCGGTCCAGCCGCAGGTTGTTTCCCGGCATCGGCTCGAGTAACCACACCCCGGGTATCCTTGCTCCTGAATGCCTGGCTTTCTCCAGCGCCCGGAAGTCCTCCAGCGCTTGGCGCTCCATCCTCGAGAGCATTCCAACGTTGGTGCGGACTGTGCCCTTGTGACTTGCTTCGCCCATTGCTTGCTCCGCTGCCGGCATCCGTCGATCCGGCGACAGTGTTCTTCTCGTACAGGTCCAGGCCTTCATCGATGTGCTTGGCGTCGCGCAGTAGCAACTCGATGTCCGTCCAGAGCTTGTTGCGGTCGTTTTCACCCATGTGGAACGGCGAGAACGTGTATCCGGTGATCGCCCTCGAGAGGTCCTCGGCGGTATACAGGTCCAGAGCTCGGCGGATAATTGCGCGCCGCTTGTCGTCGAGCACCGCCCGTGGCTTGCCCATGATCCTGGTGTATTCGCTCCACACCAGCTTGATGCGATCGGCCACCTCCTGCGTGACCATTTCGGCCTGCTTCTTTGCCTTGACCACCTTCACATCAAGCTCGCGCACCATCCAGCCCGGCGGATCCGTGGTGGTGACGATAAGGCTCACCGCCTGCAGGTCGCGCAGCAGATCCAGCACGTTCAGCTCGTCCCCTGGCAGCACCGCGGCATGCAACTGCTTGGCGGTTGCGGTGACCACGCCATCGTTGGCGAGAATCCGCATGCCCAGATAGAGCAGGCGGGCCGGGGCCGATACCTCGATCAGCTCCGGCGCCCGAAGCAGCTCCACCGTCACCGGTGGCGTTCTTCTCCCTGCTGCCACGATTACTCCGGCGACTGCTCGGAGCCGTCAGCATCTTCGCCCTCTGCGGCGCGACGGTACTGCTCGGCAGCGTCATCGGTGATCTTCTGCGCGCGGCGCGCAGCGGCCTGCTTTACAGCCTTCACATCAGCCGGCGGAAGGTGCGCGTATGGCTTCGATGCACCGAACGCGTTCACCTGTTCGACCGTGGTGCAAAGCTCGAGGCGGGCAATGAGCTCATCCTTGGTCGGCTGGTGACCGGGGACGGGATTCTCGGCGCTGGTTGCCGACTTCTTCTCGCTGGACTCAGACCGCTCTGCCTTCGCGGCCTTCTCCGCCTGCTGATTTGCGCCCTTCTCGTCAGAGGATGCGCCGGCAGCCTTCCCGGCCTGAACAGAGTCGGACACCGATGGCTTCTCGAAGAAGTCCTCGACGCGCTGCGCGCCACTTTCGATCGATCTCCAGACGTTGCGCAGCTGCACGTACTCCGCCTCGAGCATTTCGATCAGAGGCCTGCCGCGCAGGTACTTGACCAACATCGCTTCAGTGACGCCGAGCGCCGCGAATCCCGGGACGAGTTGCTGCAGGCGATCCTTCAGCGGCTTCTTCGCGGCTTCGTTCTTGAGCGTGTCCTGGCACAGCTGGAAGGCCATGCCGACGATGTGTGGAGGAATCAGATCCTCCAGGCACGCGCGCAGGCGCCGGGAACCGACATTTGCCCAGACCTCGTAGATGTCGCGCTGTGACGTGACCGCCTTGCCGCCGGCGTTGCCGTCGTCGTCGTTCTTGTCGCGGATGTGCGGGACGATGACCGTGCGGGAAGCGCGAGCATTGGTCTCAAGGTCGATCGCAACCACCAGCACCACGCTTTCACCTGATCTGCGGTCAATCTCCTGCATCGAGAAATCGATGTTTCCCCAGTACCGCGCGCAGATCTTCAACAGGTCGATGGATGGGCCGGTAATGACCGCGCCGCCACGCTTGTAGCTGTAGAAGCTGTTCTCGGCCACACCCAGCAGCTGACAGGCATTGCGAATGCGCGTCGTAGCCAGTTGCTCATCGCGCGGGAATTTTTTGGCGATAACCATCGCCCCCTGCACCTGGGCGATAGCCCGGTCGGATTCAACACTCATTCCGGACGACATCGCCGGAAGGTTATTGCTGCCAGGCGCCATCAGCGCGCCCTTCAGATCGTCAATGCTTGTGGACATGAAGTCTCCTTCGTTGTGTGAATCATCATGCGAGCCATCAGGCCCGCGGCATCAAGCTCAAGTGCTCGCCGACCGCATCGGCGTTGCCTTTCTGTATGTTCATCCGGACCACCTGCATGGCTATCTCTGCGGTCACCTTTCGGGAGTCCTGCAGCGCGATGCATTGGCCGGTCGTGTAGGCAAGGATGCCGAGCATTTCCATTGCCGAGAGGTGGCCGGCGTGCTTCCTCATCAGCGCCAAGGCCTCCTTGCGAAACGCCTCCATGTCGAGTGTCGGCTCGTGCAGTTTCATGTTGCTCACTTCACCCCCCTCCACCAGCAGGTGTGGTACTTCGGGCAGTATTTCTCCGAACAGAGCACCGACTTGGGATTGCCCGGAAACAGCTCGGCTTTCGCCATCTTGGCGGCCATGTGCAGCAATCCCTGTGGTTGCGCCTCATCGCCCAGCAGCAGACGCGACGGCGACTCGACAGTCGCCACGGAAACCTCGGCGCGAGATCCGGACGTGGGAAACGCGATGACCTCGGCCGGCAGCGTGAACTTGTAGCCCAACTTCTGGTGGGCGAGCAGCTGGATCAGTTCGTACTGACCGAGCTGCGCGACGTGCTTGTCGATCGCAATGGAGCCGTCCGCAGCGACGATGCGCCTGCCGGACTTCACATCGCAGATGCCGTACTTGTTGATCTGCGCGCCGTCATCGGTATCCCCATGCTTCCACCACGGTTCATCGATGGGCTGCACGTAGCGCACGCGGTCGGCTTGTCCGGTGAGCGTGATGCGCACACCATCCCCCATGTCGATGGTCAGTGGCTCGCACCTGACCTCGACCGCGCAAAACAGGTAACGCGGCGCGTGGTTCTCGCAGTAATTGAGGGTGAGCCGCACGCCCACGTCGACGGCTTTCTGTTTCGGCATGGCACGGTCCCAGACGACCTCGCCATCCTCCTCGTTCGGGTTTTTGCACCGGTCCACGAACAGATCCACCGCATCATCGGTGGTGATGGGCTTTTCCTCGACCCGCGCCAGGTCAAACTGCGCAGAGGCGTGATGCAGGCTCGTGCCCAGGTGCGCGGCACCGCCGTTCGGCGTCCGCAGGCCTTCCACGTTCTGCGCATACCACCTCGCCGCACAATCGAACATCGTGGGGAGTGAGCTGGCGCGGATCAGGATCTCGTTCATACCTGATGCGTTCCCTAAGCCCCGCGAGCCATCCGCGCCAGCGTCAGCGATCGCAGCGCATTTGCTGCTTCGCGCAGGTGATGCAGTGCCTGCAGGTTCTCTTCGCAGTTGTAGGGGCCGCGCTGGAAGCCCTCCAGGCGATCGATCAGGATGGCGATCAGCGCTTCGTGCGTCAGCCCATTGACGCCTGCATCCTTGATCGGCCCATCCTGAAACGCGATCGGGAAGAAGGCCGTGGACCGGCCGATGGGGTCGACGATGTGGATCTCGTACTGGTGATTGGCCCCGCCGTGGCCGGGCTCATCCATGGCGATGATCCGCAGCAATCCATTGGCCGGATTGACTTGGTGCGTGGTGATTTCTCGCATCACGACACCATCACGGACAGCCTGCGCCCGCTCCATGTGCATGTGATCGCCTTCGCAAGGCGCGGCCACGCCGCCGGAATCCTGCATCCGCTGGCCTTGAGGATTGTGGCGAGGTTCCTGCGCACGCCGCGGTACTGTTTGAACCCCTCGGATGCGGCCTGCGTGATTTTTCCGTTGCGAGCGATCATTCGCCAGCGCAGTTCCCCGCGGTGATCCTTGTAGACGACGAGTTTATGTGGACGATTCGACATCGAAGATCCTCCGTTCTGATTCCCATCTGACCCATGTTTGATCCACGAAACCCCCTTACCCCCAAGAGGGTAAAAGAGTTTCGTCGTGACCCACGTCCCGACCCTTTCGGCCACGAAGCACTTAGGTTTACGTCCTGCTTCGGGTGGCACCTCCCCCTGAGACGCAGCAGATTTCGCATGCTGAGGCGTCGCATGCCGGATAGTCCGAGGGGAGGGTTGAAGGGCAGGGCTTGACAGGGCAGAATGCCCTCAAGCGATGCGCCGTTCCCGCTCGCCCCGGCTGGTAACCGGATGCGCGCCCCGTAGGAGAAATCCTGCGGGGCGTTGTCATTTCTACCTACAGCATTACGGATTTGCAACACTGGACGCGAACTCGAACGCCTTCAGCAGAATGGTCGAAGGTCGATCCAGCATCCCGTTCGACTCCCATCCGGCATCCATTGCCTCGAGCATCCATCCCGGTTTGCTCACGTAAAACGGCACGTAGCCATTGACCTTTGAGGCCGCCCAGCCCTCCGGCGGAGCCTCCCCGGACTGGTACGTCAGCTCCGGGTGAGCCCCTACGTGACGCAGTAAGTCGGCGCGAGCTAGCGGTTCCGTCAGGGCGGCCAGTGGCGCCATGAGCGACACGTCGGTACTGCTGGGCAATGGCGCCATGGATATCGGGGCCTTCCCGCCTGCCGCGCGGTTGATCGCCGCGGTGGCGCCGTGCAGGCAGAGCCATAGCGAGTGGTCCGCCCACCTTGCCCACTGCTGCTCCGTGCTTTCGCTCGGATCTAGCTCCTGCAGGACGCTCAGGTGATGTCTGATCATTTCGACGTTGGCCTCGGACAAGGCGGCAACACGATCAGCAGGGGCTCGGTCGCTCCTGCTCTCACAGCAGCCCTTGACGAACGCGCCAGCCGCTCGCAGGCAATCCTCGTGCGTGCGGCTGAAGCGCGGAATGATCCGCGCTGCAGCTTCAGCCTCGGCCATCACGCGCAGCAGGATGCTGTCCAGGTTCGGGAACAGCGCCGCATTGCGCGGCTGCATCCACAGGCGCACGACCTACAACTCCTCGAGCCTGGCCACGAGTGCGCCGATCAACTGGGTCAGATTGACGGCCCCGCCCACGGTGGCCAGCAGCCTCCCCATGTCATGACCCGGCAGGGGCGCGGCAGCGTCAGCCGAGGCCCCTTCGGCGTCCGTGCGGGGTCCCTGCAGCCTCTGCGTCAGTTCGGCAAGGCGGTTGGCGATGTTGTTCAGGGACAGGTTGTTGTCAGCCACCATCCCCTCGAGCTCGAGAATCGCGCCACGCCGCTCCTGGCTTATGGCGACCCTCGCAGCGGCGCTGTCAGATTCAGCGCGCCGGCGACTGGTGGTGGTCGATGCCCGGCCGCGACGCACATGCCGGCTACGGCGCTGGGTACGGGCCTGCTTATTACGTGAATTCATTGGTTGTTCACTCCCTTATGCGGAATGTGAATAGGTTGTAGGAGGCAGTTATTCCGGGAACTCTTCGTCCTTCTCGTCCTCGTCGAAGTCCTCATCGCCGTCGTGGCTGTCGTCCGGATCATCCTTCGCGTCCAGCGGCAGATCGCGGTCCACGAGCCACCCGTCGACCACGACCTCTTCCAGGACTACAAGGTCGGCCAGGGACGCCAGCAGGTTCGGGGCCTGGTGCTCCAGCGCGAACGTGAGCGTCGCCAAGGCGCCGTTGGTGGCCATGGAGAGCACGGCCTTTTTCATTTCGCATGGCATCAGGGTCACCTCTGCGCCGCGCCATGCCACCGAATCGTCCCAGCCCTCGGGCGGCGGGGCCTTGATCTTGAAGGCGTAGCGCCGGTCGGCCGATACCTCGAGCTCCATGCGCTTCATGGCGAGGTAGCGCGGCACAGCGTCGGTTTGCGGATTGCCCGGATCCAGCTCCTTCCAGAACACGCTCGAGGGCTGCGCGCCGGTCAGATGGCCGGAGAAATACTTATCGGTGAAGTCGATCGGGACGTTGATCTCGGCCTTAACCTCAACCTTGAGGTTGCCGTGGATGCCCTCCGGGCCGGGCTTTCCCTTGGGTTTGAAAGAGAACGAGCCGCGAGCGCCCGTGAAATCCATGTCCATCAGGTTTCTCCTGTATTGCCCTCTTGGGGCGGTTGTGCTTACGAGCAGATTGATTTATGCATATATTCATGTTTGAGTAAACGACAATCACGCACCACGAAGCACAAAATCATGAGCAGAGTCCCGAAGTTATTGACCACCGAAGAAATGATCGACCTTTACCGGCGCGTCCCGCTATTCGTGGAGCAGTTGCGCGCCAAGGTCATAAAGGCGATGGCAGACGGGGATCAGGTGATTGCCGCGCACGCCCGCAAGGTGCACGACTCGCGGCCATTCCTGATGCGCGTCCGGGCTTTCGGCCGCAACGAGCTGCCGTACCTGGACCTGTACGACATGCTGGCGCTGTTCGCTGTGATGGTGGACATCGAGGAGCCACGGCTGAAGCGCCTAGTGCGCGGCACCGAGAAGAACGGCCGGAGGCCTGGAGCGGGCTTTCCGAGGCCCAAGAAGCTGATCGTGCATCCGGGCCTTGCCGACGATTGACCATCCACAACTAGGAGAGGACATGACTGATTCCGCATCCACCGCGGCGCCCGATTTTTTCAATCGCCGCGTGCTGGTGTTCGACACCGAGCTGACGGATCTTCCAGACCGGTGCCCGGAGGGCCCGGAGATCATCGAAAGCGCGTGGTGCGAGCTGGAGCCTGCCGCGCACATAGGCGGATTTTTCTTCCTGGAGAAGCCGTGGACGGCCGAGTTCATCACCCAGGCTGCCTACCATGACACGGACCGACCGAGCAGCTGCGGTGCGCTGGCGGTGCATGGAATCCTGCCGCAGGACGTGGCGGGGCAGCCAAAGTTCAGTGTCACCGATCACCTTGGTGGAGCTGACGTTGTGCTGATCGGTCACAACATCGATGTCGACTGGAATGCCGCGCGCCGTTACGCCGCCGAGGTGCCCGCCGACGACGATCTGTTCGGCAAGCGCGGTGAGCTCGATGATGTGCCGCGGATCTGCACCCTCGCTATGGCGCGGCGCGTCTATGGCCCGGCCGTGCAGCATGGTTTGGGCGCGCTGATGTTCCACATTCGCGGCTACACCCCGGAGACGCGCGACATGGTGAGGGGCGCTCACAGCGCGCTGTCGGATGTGATGATGACCCTCACGTTGCTGCTGGACATTGCCAAGCGTCGCCCGGAGATCCGATCGTGGAAGGCGATGTGGGAGTTCAGTGAGGACTGTCGGTTGCCGCGGTTCTGGCCGCTCGGCAAGTACGGCCCGAAGGAGAATGGCGGCGTTGGCCAGCCGCTCGAGGCGGCGCGCAACGACCTGGGATACCTCGACTGGGTGCGCGACACCTTCTGGCAGAAGGATCCCTACCTGGTGCGCGCCGTGAACCTGATGCAGCGCGGCGAGCTGAAGCCGTGAGCCGAATCGACAAGGTTATTTCCTCGATTCTGCTGGCGCTGGTCCTGGCGTTTGTCGTTGCGATTGTGGTGTACGTGCCGGCTTACGCTATCGCCGAGGCGTCCTGCCTCGAGAAGGGGTATCCCTCCTACTCGCTGACATGGGATTTGCGGACGTTCTGCAAGAGCCTGGATGGCTCCGTGACCGTCAGCGTGCAGGAGATCCCATGAGGATGCCGGTGGTGCGCATTCGCACGTTGCGCGGCAAAGCGGTGCGCGTCGCCTGCAAGAGCAATCCGGTAGCAGCCACCGGCGCTGGCTCACTGCGCTGCGAATCGCAGATCCAGCAGCTGGTGGAAGCAGGAAGTCTGGGCGAGGCGTATCGCCTAGCAATCAATCATTTCGAGGCCTGCGGGCGTGATGTGAAGCGCGTCAAGGCGCACTGCAGGCCTGATCACATCGCGCGACTCATCGAGGAAAGAAGCAATGGCGAAAGCCGCTGAACCACTGCACGACTGCAACTGGAAGGGATGCAAAAAGCGCGTGCCGCGCAGCATGTGGGGCTGCATCGACCACTGGTCGAAGCTGCCGCGCATCTTGCGGGACAAGATCACGCGCACCTGGAATCGCGGACGCGGTTTCGGCACAACGAACTACCAAGCCGCGTGCCATGAGGCGCAGGCCTGGATCGCAACTCACGGAGACAAGACTTGAAACTCGAACAACTGACCATCAGGAACTTCATGCGCGTGCGCGAGGCAGACATCGACCTGTCGGGCGGCGCGCTGCACTGCTTCTGCGGCGCGAACGAGGCCGGCAAGTCGAGCATCAGCGAGGCAATCCGCTTCGCGCTACTGGGCGATACGCCGCGCATCGACCTGAAGAAGAACTTCGGGATGCTGTTGAGCGGGTCCGAGAAGAAGGGCAGTGTGCAGCTGGTCGCCGATGGCGGGACGATCCAGATCATGCGCGACGTGGCCAGCGGCAAGGCGGTCACCGATCCCCTGTCGAACCTCGGCGCATCCACTGTTGCGGCCCTGCGCATCGCCCTGGGTGCGCAAGGCTTCGTCGACATGGACGCCGATGCGCGCCGAAAGATGCTCTTCGATGTGGTCGGCGTTTCGATGAGCCCCGACGAGGTGGCTGATCGCCTGGTGGCCAAGGGCCTGCCGAAGGAGATCGTCGACAAGCAGATCAAGCCGCTCCTGAAGGCCTCCGTAGATGCGGCGCTGGCCTCGGCAAAGGAAAAGCTGCGCGAGCGCCGCGCGCAGTGGACCGCCACCGCGCAGGAGCCGTTCGGCGAGCAGAAGGCCTACATGTGGGTAGCGCCGGAGCCCGCCAAGCCGAGCAAAACCGCCGCGGCCATCAAGGACATAGACGAGGCCGTGAAGGCGGTGGAGCAGCTGGACAGGGACACCGAGGCCGCGGCGACCGATGTGGGCGCCAAGCAGGCCGGCGCGCAGCAGCGCCGCACGTTCGATGAACAGCTGCATCGCCTCGACAACTTCGTCGCCAACAAGTCTCAGATCCAGGCCGACAAGCGCAAGATCGAGGCCGAAATCTCTACCCTGAAGGACCAGATCAGCACCCACGAGGAAATGCTCGATCGCATCGCCGCCTCGGAAGTGAAGCACCTGGAGTGCCCGAAGTGCGAGCAGCCCCTGCAGCTGAGCGCGGATGGCGAGGAGCTCGAGTTCGCAACCCCGCAAGAGCCATTCGTGGATGTCGAAGGCGCGCCTAAGCGCCGCGAGGAGCTGGCCCAGTTCCGGGCGCGCCTGAAGGTACTGGACGGCGAGCTCGCTCAGAACGTGAAGCGCCTCGATGCCATCGCAAACCAGGCGGAGTTGTCGCGGACCATCAAGGAACAGCAGGCGAAGCTGCCAACCGAGAAGGACCTTGCGGACGCCGAAAAGAAGCTGAACGATCTGCGCCAGCGCCTGCACGTCGAGCGCGAGACAGTGCAGGAGGCCCTTGAGCACAGGCGCCGCGTGAATCTGGCGGCCGAGACGACCCGGCGCGCCGCCGAGATCTTCAAGTCCTGGCAGTTCTGGTCGCGCGCCGTGGAGCTGCTGGAGCCGAGCGGCGTGCCCGGCGAGATCCTCTCCGAAGCGATGGAGAAGATGAATCGCAGGCTGGCCGCATCGGCGGGCCTGGCCGGCTGGGGCGCGCCGTACATCAATGACGACATGAGCATCGTCCGGATCTCCGAGGACGAGGATGCAGCCGAGCGGCCGTACTCGCTGCTGTCCGAGTCGGCGAAGTGGCGCGTATCGGCCGTCATCGCCGAGGTCATCAGTTCAATGGCGGGCATGAACCTGCTGATCCTCGATCGCTGGGATGTGCTCGATGGCGCCGGGCGGCTGCAGTTCATGCGATGGGTGCGCAGGCTCGCTTCCGACAGCTTCGACACGGTTATCACGATGGCCACACTCAAGGGGTCGCCGAAGGAGAAGCCGAAGCTCGAAGGTTTCGAGGTGCACTGGGTCGAGGATGGTGTGGTGTCATGATCCCCATTCCAGCCGATGTGCTGAAACAGCACGTCATCGCGCTGGGCAAGACGCGCAGCGCCAAGTCCTCGAAGCTGCGCGTGCTGGTGGAGCACATCCTGTCCGCCGGCCAGCACCCCGTCATCATCATCGACCCGAAAGGGGACTGGTGGGGACTGAAAGTATCGGCGGACGGCCGCGGCGCCGGCTTCCCGCTGGTGATCTTCGGCGGCGAGCATGCCGATGTTTCGATCAACGGCGAAAGCGGCGGCCACATCGCCGAGCTGCTGTGCAGCGGCAACCGCTCGGCCATTCTGGACGTAAGCGGCATGACCATCGGCGAGCGGACGCGGTTCTTCGTCGATGTCGCGGCCGGGCTGTTCCGCCACTCGAAGGGCATTCGGTACGTGGTGCCCGACGAGGTGCACAACTTCGCCCCGAAGGGCCGTATGTTCGATCCGGAGGCAGCCAAGTGTCTGCACTGGGCGAATCGCCTGGCCAGCGAAGGACAGGGGAAGGGTCTGATCCTGCTGGCCGCGAGCCAGCGGCCGCAGAAGGTGCACAACGACTTCCTGACGAGTTGCGAGACGCTGATCGCCTGCAAGGTGATTCACAAGGCGGACCGCGACGCAATCAAGGATTGGGTCGATGGCTGCGCCGACCCGGCTGCCGGCAAGGCGGTCGTCGCCGGCGTCGCGCAGCTGAAGAAGCCCGAAGCGTGGGTGTGGTCACCAGAGATCGACTTCGGGCCGCGCCTGGTGCATTGGCCGATGTTCTCCACGTTCGACAGTTTCAAGCAGCAAGATCCGGGCGATGTTCCGCCGACCGGCTGGGCGAGCGTCGACCTTGAGGACGTGAAGGCTCGGCTTGCAGCCGTGGTGAAGGATGCGGTCGACAATGATCCGAAGGCGCTGCGCGCGCGCATCCGCGAGCTGGAGTCGGCGCTGAAGCGCGGCGACGATATGGGCTTCGATGGCGGCCACAAGAACGGCTACGACACCGGCCATAGCCACGGATACAACAAGGGCATCGCCGAAGGCCGCGAGCAGGGCGCCAGGGAAATGGTATCCCGCCTGCGCGAGCCGCTGCAGCGGTACATCGAGGCGACGCAACGAATCATGGCAAACTTGCACGCCATGGCCCCAGCGCCGATTGTGTCCGCCGGCGACACACCCGGAGATCGGATCCGAATCTCGCCACCAGCCAGTGCAGTGTCCCGGCCAGCAGTTCGAGAGGCGCAGAGCGCGCTGAACCTTGGCCGCGCCCGCGCACTGCGCACTGCGGCCAATGGGCTTGCGCCGGTGCAGCAGCGCATCCTGGACGCGCTGGCCGAGCTGAAGGTCTGGTATGCGATGCCGGCTCCGACGCGACAAGTCGTGGGCTTCATGGCTGGCTACGCCAACACGCGCAGCAAGGGGTTTGCGAACGCATTGAGCTCTCTGAGCAGCTCGGGCCTGGTGACGTACCCACAGGTCGGGCAGGTCTCGCTGACCGAGAAGGGGGAGGGCATGGCGCTTCTCAGCGATGCGCCGCGTGACAGCGCCGACCTGCAGAGGCGGGTGTTCGAGCGACTGGAGCCCGTGCACCGGCGCATCCTTGAGCCGCTGATCGCCGCGTACCCCAAGCCGATGCCGCGCGAGCTAGTGGCGGCGAAGGCGAGCTACGAGAACACGCGCAGCAAGGGATTCAGCAATGCGATGAGCCGGCTATCATCGCTGGGTCTGGTGCATTACCCACGCAGCGGAGAAGTTGCCGCTGCGCCCGTACTGTTCAGGGAGTTCTGAAATGAAAAGTTCGAGATCCATCATCATCGCCGCGTTGCTGATCCTATCCACGCCGGCGCTGCCCACCAACACCAAGCCGCCGGCGGATCCTGCCGCGCAAGTGCCGCAGCCGGTCAGCGCCGCCGCGACCGCTGACGCGCACGCATCCGCCGCCGCGCAGTCCGCCGCCGCGGCGCGCGCGCAGCAGGCGCAGCAGCAGGTATTGCGCGCCAGCACCGCGAACACCCTGGCGGCATCCGGGGGTGCAGGCGGGGGTGGTGGCGCTGGCGGGGATTCCGCATCCAGCTCGTCAGCGGAAGGCGGCAGCGCCAGCGGCGTGGGCGATGTCGATGTAGGCGGGGATGTGACGCGTTACCGCAGCACCGCCATCGCGCTGGCAGTGCCCGGCGCCACAGCCGCGCCCGCCGTGCCTGGTGAATGCCTGCGCCACACGCGCGGATGGTCTGCCGGCATGGGCGCCGCCGCCGCGTCGGGCGGTACCAAGTTCGATGAGCGCCAGTGCGATCGCGTGCATTGCCTGGCCATCGCCGATCGCTACGCGCACGCGGGCCTGATGCAGGCGATGGCCGACCAGCTGGCGACATGCGGCGGCGTGCACGGCGTTCGGGTTGTGGTTCCGCCGGCGGCCGCCGCGTCACCTGCTGCGCGCGTCACCAATGAGCCTGCCGTGAAACCTGCCGACCTGGATGCGCTGGAGCAGAGGCTGATGGATCGCATGGACCGGCAGTTCATCCGGTCGCTGGGAAAGTAGCAGGCAAGAAAAAAGCCCGGAACCGCGAGGCGCCGGGCTTAAAAGCGCAAGTTCTTCCGGGGTCAGAGCATACCCTAACCGCGACCGATTTCGACAGGCTCGTGACTCTTTCGGGCCTCGCGTTCGATGCCATCCATCATCCGCCGCTCTTCGCGGTCCACCGCCACCTCGCGCGGCGCATTGATCCCGAGCCGCACCTGGTTGCCCTTGATGCCGAGCACCGTCACCGACACGTTGTCACCGATGATGATGGACTCGTCCGGTCGTCGCGTGATGATCAGCATGCTTCCTCTCCAATGATGTTGCTCGATTTCTGACTGAGTTCGTGGTCGCGGCGCTGCCGGATCTCGCGGAAGGCGAGGTGCCCGCCGATGGCGCGCGCCACTGCAGGCCACACAGACGCAGGAACAATGATGGACACGTTGCGTCCAGTGTCGTGGTCCGAAGCGGCAAGGCACAGTTTACCGTCTGCACCCACCGAGACGGACACGGGTCGCGCCGGGTCGATGTAGATGGTCTGCCGGCGGGGCCTGCGCGTCGTGCGCTGAGCCAGCACCCTGCCGCAGTGTCCGCAGTGGCAGTTGGCGCTCGCCGGGTCTATCACGGGGTCATGCGTGCGCCAGAGGACGCACTTGACCCAGGCGCACAGGGAGAGTGGCGGCGGCTTCACTGGTTCAGTCTCCGGCACAGCCTGTCTATCTCGTCCTGGTCGAGCGCCTCGACTTCACCGCAATTGGTTGCGATGTCGTTCAGCAGTTCGGGCAGGGAGTCCTGGGCATCGGTGTAATACTCCTGGAGCATCCGCAGGCCAGCCAAGACCGATCCGAGCTCGCGGGCATCGAGCGTGGCAGTGGTGATCGAAGAGTCCTTGCCAGTGTCGTGCGCCGTGAGGACGTTGCGCGCGCCCTCCAGGGCGTCATGGAGCATCTTGCCGTGGTGTTCCGTCGCCTGACGGAAACTGCACACGACGGCGAGTGCGGTTTCTGCCTTGCGCAGCGCCTCGATGGCGCTGGCCGGCTGGGTGGTGGTTTTCATGGCTTGCAATCCTCGGCGGTGAATGGCGGCACGCTTATCCCCTCGTGGAGGATCAGCGAGCACTGGTAATTGGTGGGTGGCACCTGCATGCGGTCGCGGTAGGCAAGGTAGATGCCATTGGCGACGATCAGCAGGAAGGCGATGATGAACAGCACGCCGGCTGCCGTATCGACGCGGTTGCGCTGATCGGAGTTCATGCATCACCATCCTTGTCGTCACATCCAGATTCGCGCAACTCGAACCCAGCCTCGCGCATGTGGTCGGCGATGGCCGAGAGCGTGTCACTCTCCCATTCCCGCCCATCCATCTCGCCATGAATGGCGGTCAGCGCGCGGTCAGCGGCCTCAATCTGCGCCACGGCAAAGTTGATCTCTTTGGCAGTGAAGTCGCCGCCCCCGATATGCGCGCCGTTTCCCTGGGCGGCGTGCTTGAGGTTGGCGACCAGCATGCGGAGGTGCTCGTTCATGATTCGCTCCTGGCCGCGCGCTGGGCGCGGAGTTCAAGGTTTTCGGCGTGCCGCAGCGCGCCCTCGGCGGATTTGATGGATCGTTGAACGTAGTCGGCAGCCTTGTGGGAGCCGGCGTCGCGCAGGGTCGCGCGCGCAATGCGCAGGGACGCGATTGCCGTTTCGATTCTGGTCTTGCGCCCCCATGCCTTGAGGACGGTCAGCTGAACCGGCTCGCGCCGCCCCTTTGGGGTGGCGGCGCTCATGGGCGCACGACCTTGGCGACATTCAGCGCCTCCTCGGCCAGCGCCAAGCCGCTGTCACGGTAGGCCATGCGCCGTTCCGCCTCAGAGTCGGAAAACTCCGGGTAGACCGCAGATACGGCCGCCCACGGTTCGTGCTTCCATGTCGATGATCGGTAGGCGGCCAATCTTGCGACGAAGCGGCGGGCGTGAGCCTCGGCGCCCAGCTGCCAGCCCGCGTCAGGGAACGCCAGCACCACCAGCGGTGCGGAACAATCCTCCTCGAAGATGCCCGCGCGATGATCCGGCGTGAACTTGAGGACATCAGGCATCGCCGCCACGCGTTCGCGTGACAGCAGATACCCGCCATGGCTCGGCGTGCTCACGAAGGCGATGCCGGGCGCGATGACTTCCACCGCTTCGATGCGGCCCCACGGCGACGTTCCGCCTACCAATGGCGGCGGGGTGTTGGGGAATTCCGGGCTGCTCACAGCAGCCCCCTTTCGGCAAGGCTCGTCACGCGATCCTCGCCAACAATCAAATGATCCAGCACCCGCACATCCACCAGCCCCAGCGCGTCCTTCAATCGCCGCGTGACCAGCTCATCGGCCTGACTGGGCTCTGCCACGCCGGAAGGATGGTTGTGCGCAAATATCACCGCTGCGGCGTTGTGCTTGAGGGTGTCTCGCACCACCTCGCGCGGATGCACGCTGGCGCCGTCGATGGTTCCCCGGAACAGTTCGCTGAAGGCGATCAGCCGATGCCGGTTGTCCAGAAACAGGCAGCAGAACACCTCATACGGCCGGTCGCGCAGCTGGGCCTTGAGGAAGTCGCGCGCAGCGGCTGGCGATGCCAAGAAAGACCCGCGCCGCATTTCTGCCAGCAGCGCGCGGCGGGAGAGTTCGAGCGCCGCCTGAATGCGCCCGTAGCGGCCTGGGGTGAGTTCTTGCGGCTCGGACACGCACAGGTCACGCAGCGAGCCAGCCTGCATGAGGCAGCCTGCGGCAATCTTCTCGGTGGTGCCCATGAGGCGCGCCAGCAGCTGCACATCGGTCAGCTGCGCCACGGCCCTGTCCGCGTAGGACATGACAGAAGCGCCGCTCACAGGCAGCGCTCCACGTCGAAGGTCGACATCGCGGCGTTGAAGCCGTCCGCGTCGTCCTTGGAATAGCTCCAGTCGGTCAGCACGTCCTGACCGTTGCCCAGCACCAGCAGCACGCGGTATTCGGACTGCTGGCGCGCAAGGCGCGAGAGGGTGCGCTTCTCGGTGGGGATGAAGCGCAGCGAAACCTCATCCAGATTGAAGGTGAGTTCCATCGCCTCGCGCTGCGGGTCGGTCACGCGTTCGGTCAGCAGTTCCGTGCGCTCCTCCCCGTCCCACACCGCGTTGATGGAGAACCCATTGGCGGTGAGGTGGCGAATCAGGTTCCAGACAATGCGCCGCTCCAGCACGCTGTTCGCATGCAGGCTAACCGGCACAGGCGGGGCCATGATCGGCCGCTCGCCCGCATAACGAAGCCCAGCCCGGATATCGGCAATGCGCCGGTCAATGCTCAGGGCGGGCGGCTGTTCGATGGGAGGCAGGTGTACGGTTGAATCGTTCATCGGTGTCGTCTCCTACGGTCGTTTGTTGTTCGTGTGTCAGCAGAGGATCAGTCGAGCACTCCGGGGGCCGGCAGGCCCCGCTCGGTGTAACAATCGGTGATGGCCTGATCGGTCAGTTCACTGGCGCGCGCGCAGGCCAGCGCGGCAGCTTGCGCATCCTGCTGGCGGCTGACGCATCCAGTCAGCGCCACCACCAGCAGGCACGCAGGCAGGACAGCGAGCGGCCGGCGCATTTACCAGCAGCTCCCCGTAGCGGCCAGTTCCGTGGGATCATCATCCCGGGGTGTGCGGTCATTGCGGGGCGCGGCGCAGTCATCCACGTATTCGTGCAACATCCCCTCCACGCCTTCAGCACCCTCGGCCGCATCATGGTCGCCATGGCCAATCCATTGCCGCTGGAGGGCCAGCAGGTCATCGAGCCCGCCCTTGGCAGCAGAATCCACCAGCTCGTGCGCCTCCTTGCGGGTGAGAAGGCAGGAGCGGGCCTTTTCCGGGTCAGCAGCAGCCGTCGGAACATCCGACGCCACCCGATACCCAGTGCTGTGCGCCCAAGCCGGCACCCGCGCATCCTCACTGACCGGAGTGACCGAACCATCCGGGTGCGCAAAGCCGTGCACCTCCACCAGCATCCCCATGCGGTAGGCATGAGCCTGCGGGCACCAACCAGCCTCCAGCTCCCACGTGACCTCGTTGCGCTGCAAGCCGAAGCCAATCACAGCCCGGTGGGCATTGGCCTCAAACCGGGCATTGGCCTTGGCCAGCGCAAGCATCTGGTCACGGTTCAGGGGCGATGATCCACCAGCGGCAGCGCTGCCAGCTTGTGCCAGCTCAGCGCGCAGCAGCTCACGAAGCGAGGGCGAGGAAGCGGAAGGAACAGAATTCGGGGTTTTGATCATCATGGGGCGATTCCTCCTGAATTTGATGTGCGGAAGTCATGCTCCTAGAGATTTGCTTGAATGTCAACACAGCAAGTGACAGGAAGTCATGTAATGATCATTAGAAGTCATGGTTAAGGCAACGTATGAAGGGTCCAGGAATTCATAACGGAAATGGGGGTAGCTCATAACAAAAGTGGTATTGACAGGCATAGGCAGCGATATGAGACGCTCGCGCGCGGTCAGGTCAGGCCCGGGTGTGCTCGCAAGAGCACAGTCGGACCGGACCGGGAACAACGGGAAAGTCCGGGAAATCCCGAAAGGTGCGCTGATCCCCAGAGAGGGCAGAGAGGGTGGGGAAAAGGCAGGCAAGGGTAGGGTGACAGCAGGCCATGGTCACCAGCAGCCCGTGAGGCGCAATCGCCCATCCGGACTACACACCGCACCACGAAACGAATACCCTCAGCAGCTTCTGCATCAGCAAGGGCCGGCTTATGAGGGGAATGCATAAGGAGGGGCGAGACGCCGACAGCGCATCCGACCCGCCAGAATTCCCTTCCGCAGTAACTGCGCGGGCAGCAGAACCAATTCGGCGCACCCGTTCAGCGGGCATCAAGAAGCACCGGCGCATGCCCGGCACCGACGACCCGCAATCTCGTGGCGAGTACGTGGCCAAAGAGTTCGGGAAGGTCACAGAGCAGCTGGCAGCCGCCTCCAAGCGGGCGAACAATCCCCGCCACCAATCCCGCGCCACCCTTTCCGCCCGCCGCGAGCAGACCCTGTACAGCCTCTCCCAGCTGGATGCCGAGCAGGTTGCAGCCATCGAAGTCGACTATCGGTCCGGCGTGATGCCCGTCGAAGAGTTGTGCCTCAAGCACCGGATTGTCCGATCCACGCTCTACGCGCTGGCCAACAAGCGTTCATGGCCACTGCGGTCAGAGATACAGCGCGCGATGGCAGAAGCCGTGCAAGAGAGCGTGGTGACGTCCCTCACGATTGACCTTCGGCGCGCGGTAAATGGCGGCACCGGGCCCGTGGATGCCGGCACCCTGGCCGCCAGCGGCAAGGACGGAGACCTCGGGGCTGTCATGCCGGACGGCCATGAGTTGCTGGCGCCGGAGGATGGCGAGCCCCTGACCGAGCGCAGCCTGAACGACATCGCCAAGCAGGATCTGCTGGTTGAGCAATACGCGATTGCGGTCGCGCTGGTCCTCAAAAGCCACCGGGCGATGGCCAAGCAAGCCGTCGATGCCTGTCGGGATCTCGTGGACATCAACCAGAAGGCCATCGCGGCCGCCAAAGAGCGGGCTCTGGAACTTTTGCACAACCCGAAGGAGCTGGCTGCCTACCTCGATCCGGTGGCCAAGAGCCTGTCGAGCTCGGTCAAGACGATGCGGGAGGCGATCGACCTGCAGCGGCAAGCGCTGGCCATCGACTCAACTGCGGGCAAGGGGCTGGCGCTGGCCGATCTGGCGCGCGTCAGGGCTGTGCAGGCCGGCATGGCTGGGCACGCCGCCATTCAAGGTCAACCGTCCGGGCCCGCCAGCCGGGAAGAAAGCGATGCCGATGATGAGGCGATGCCCATTCCGGCGGAGGTCGGTTCGTATGAAAGGCTGGTGCGTGAGGCAGAGGCGCGAGGGGTGAAGCTGGCATGAGCAGGCAGGGCGCGATGGGCGGTCGGGCAGGTAGGCGTGATGGGGCCCCCGGGCGGCTGCCCCCAGGGGGGTGTGCCCGCGGCTGGAGTCCCGCGCACGAGAGGAGGTATGGGGCCCCCCGTCTCTCCACGGATTGGGTCCCATCTGAGGTACCGGTTACTTCTCGTGGATTGCCGGATGATTTTTTGGTGGTGCCGCTTCCCGGTGGGTTTGAGGTCTTGCCCCTTATGCGTGGAATGCATGAGCGCGGCGAAGTTGTTTCACGGGGAACATGAGCGATGCGTCCCAAGATCACGTTTGAGGGGGTCGATCCGGAGCTGCACCGGCTCGGCATGTCGGTCGTGCGGTTCCTGGAGGAGGTTTCGGAGGCTCACCCGGAGGATGTACGGGCGATGCTGGCAGCGTTGAAGAGCTGGCACGGGCCGGATTCCCCCACGCTGGCGGACATTGCCACGCTCAATGGGACGGTCCAGGCGCTTGAACTGCGCATCGAGCATGGTCCGAACGGGCTATCCCTGCGCGAGGAGCTGTTGCGGCTTGACGTGACTGGGATGGTGGGGAACTGACGGCCATGACTTCGCTGTGGCAACGCGAGGCGAGCAAGCTGAAGGAGTTGGCGGGCGCCAATTCGCTCGTCGGGGACTCGATCCGAAAGGCTGTTGATGCGGCTGCGGCGATGAATGACGAGGAATCGCGCATGCAGGCTGCTGCGGCGCGGTTCGTGGATACCGGTGTGAAGGCGCTGCAGTTGAGCGCCGCGGGCGGATTTCCTGCCTATGCACGGGATTACATCCGGATACGGGACAAGCCGGGCCGGCTGATGCCACTGGAAATGAATCGGGCGCAGCTGTACATGCATGAGCTGGCCGAGCGGCAGATGGCGCAGCGCGGCTACGTGCGGCTGATCGTGCTCAAGGGCCGGCAGATGGGGGCAAGCACCTATATCGCCGGCCGCGGGTACTTCAAGGTCACGCGCAAGAGCGGCCAGAAGGCGTACATCCTCACGCACGAGCTAAAGGCGACCAATAACCTGTTTAAGCGCGTGAAGGACATCCACTTGCACATGGATCCGCGCTTGAAGCCGGCCACCGGGCGCTCCAATGCCAACGAGCTGACCTTCCCGGGACTGGCTTCGGAGTACGGAGTGGGCACCGCCAGGGTGGGCGACACGGGTCGTTCGCTGACCGTGCAGTTTTTCCACGGCTCGGAGGTTGCTTTCTGGCAGGCGGCCAAGCAGATCGTGCCTGGACTGCTGCAGACAATCGGCACAGAGCCCGGGACCGAGGTGTGGCTCGAGTCCACCGGCAATGGGCCGTCGAATTTTTTCGCCGCGTCGGTGCAGGAAGCCCGCAAGGGCACCACGGACTTCGAGCTGGTCTTCTGCCCGTGGTTCTGGGACCCGGGCTATGCCACCCCGACGCACCTGGTCCCGCCGAACTTCGCCGAGTCGCTGAGCATGGACGACATGGAGTATCGCCACGTCCATCGCCTGTCGATCGAGCAGATGCACTGGCGGTCGAAGAAGATTGCCGAGTTCACGATGTCCGAGGGCGGCGACGAGGAGGCCGGGCGCGCGACCTTCTGCCAGGAGTATCCGGCCACCGTCGAGGAGGCGTTCCAGGGCGACTCAGATACAAGTTTCATCCGCTCGGTGAAGGTTGTCCTCGCGCGCCAGGCATGGAGCGATTACATCGCCAAGAATGGCAAGCGGCCGGAGGGCATCGGCCCGAAGCGCATGGGCATCGACCCGTCGTACACCGGTGGCGATGGCTTTCGACTGTGGTGCCGGCAGGGCCGCGTCGCGTGGCGCGTCGACAAGTGGTCGCGCAAGCGCACGCAGGAGTCCATCGGCCGCATCCTCGCGGCGCTCGAGCGCGAACAGCCCGATGAGATCTACATCGACATCGGAAACAACGGCGGACCTATCTACGACATCCTGTCCGAAACGCAGTGGGGCTCGAGGATTATCCCCGTACTCTTCGGTGAGGCCGCGGATGAACCTGACCGGCACCAGAACAAGCGCTGCGAAATGTGGTTTCGCATCCGCGAATGGCTCAATGAGCGACCGCAGGTGATGCTTGAGGACATCGAGGAGATCCAGGCGGACCTCACCGGGGTGCACACGCGGCGCGATGAGGTGGGCACGCGCACCAAGCTGGAGTCGAAGGACGACATGATCAAGCGACTCGGCAAGGGATGCTCGCCGGATGACGGTGATGCATTGGCGCTGACCTTCGCATATCCTTCGGGCGGACCGAGGAAGGCCGGCGCGAAGCGACTGGACCCCAGACGACAGGTCGTTTGGGGCGGCGGGCTGCGATAGCGAAGGATCGCAATGTTCAGAACCGACACGATGTCGATTGATGCCAGCCGCGCGCCGAAGGGCGGACTGTCGGTGCAGCAACTCGAAGAGTTCCTGGACGACATGCGATCGCAGCCGTCGTGGCGCCAGCGCGCGGACCTCGAGTGCAACTACTACGACGGCAACCAGCACTCCCCCGAGGACATCCAGAAGGCCGAGGACCGCAAGCTGCCGGTGGTCACCACCAACCTGATCGCGCCAACGGTCAACATGATCCTCGGCATGGAGGCGCGCACCCGCACCGACTGGGTTGTGAAGGCCGATGGCTCCACCGAGGGGCTCACGACAAAGCAGGCCGATGGCCTGACGGCCAAGCTCAACGAGGCCGAGCGCAACACGCACGCCGACCAGGCCTGCGCCGACGCCTACGAGTCCGAAGTGAAGGCCGGAATTGGCTGGGTCGAAGTTTCCCGATCGCAGAATCCTTTCGAGTACCCGCTGCGCGTTACGGCGATAGACCGGCGCGAAATCTGGTGGGACATGCGCGCGAAGGATCGGCTCCTGAAGGATGCGCGCTGGCTGTGCCGCCGAAAGTGGCACGACCTCGACTCGATCCTGACGATGGTGCCTCCGAGCATGCAGCAGTACGTCTACGATGCGGTCAACAATCCATCAGGTTGGGACTATCAGAGCTTCGCGGCGTCGTTCCCGATGCTGCAGGACGGGCTGATCGCGCGCGACTGGTTCGCTGACTCGGCAGAATGGTGCGACACCGCGCGCAAGCGCGTATGCGCCTACGAAGTCTGGTACCGGGTGCCGACGCGCGGCCTGGTGATGATCTCCGCGGATGGCGCGGCCGCCGAGTACGACAAGCAAAACGCGGAACACATCGCAATGGTGGGCACCGGCGAGGCGGAACTGCGCTGGGCGACCTACCAGAAGATGCGCGTTTCGTGGTGGGTGGGCCCGTTCCGCCTGTCGGACGCGCCGAGCCCCTATGGCATCAACGAATTCCCGTATGTCCCGTTCTGGGGCTACATGGAGGACGATACGCGCACGCCTTACGGGGTGATTCGCGCGATGAAGTCGCTGCAGGACGAGGTGAATGCGCGCCGCGCCAAGATGATGTGGCAGTTGAGCGCGCAGCGCGTGATCGCCGAGGGCGATGCGGTGGTCGACCACGACGCCGCGGCCGACGAGGTGAACAGGCCTGATGCCTACATCCAGCTGAACCCGAATCGCCGGCAGCGCGGCAGCCAGCCGGCGTTCCAGATCCAGGACCATCAGGGCCTCAACACGCAGCAATTCCAGATCTACTCCGACGCCAAGCAGTCCATCCAGCAGGCCGGCGGCGTCTACGCGCCGATGCTGGGCGATGCGACATCCGGCGCAGAGGCTGGCGTTGCGATCGACATGCTGATCCAGCAGGGCACCACGGTCCTTGCCAAGATCAACTCGAACTACAAGTTCGCGCGCGTGGAGGTAGGTCGCAAGTTGCTGCGCCTGGTCGTGGAAATGATGGGCACGAAGGAGACCACCGTATCACTGCCGGCGAACGCGCCGAGCCAGGCCAAGAGCGTCACGTTCAATCAGCGCGTCCAGGATCCGGATACCGGCGCAGTCGTCGTTCGCAACGATGTCACGCGCATGCTGTGGAAGGTGGCGCTGGGCGAGACACCTCAGAATCCGACCTATCAGCAGGATCGGATGCGCCAGCTCACAGAATTCGCAAAATCCCTGCCGCCGGAACTGCAGGCCGTGTTCGCAGACTTGGTGGTCATGGCCTCGGACCTGCCGAACAAGGAGCAGATCGCCGCGCGCATCCGCAAGCAGATCGGCACCGCCCCGGAGATCGATCCGGATAAGGCAACGCCAGAAGAGGTTGCCGAGTACCAGGCGCAAGTGCAGGCGCAGCAGCGCCAGCAGAAGCTGCAGGACCTCGCGCAGCAGATCGAGCTCGAGCAGGGAGCAGCGAAGGCAGACATGGATCGCGCGAAAGCGGCGAAACTGCGCGCCGACACCGAAGGAGCGTTTGCGAAGGTCGGCCTCACTCGCGCACAGTCCATCGAAGCGCTGCTTGGCGGCGGGAAGCCTTCCCCGGCTCCTGCCGGCGGGTCGAAGGATGGCAAGAAGGCCGCAGCACCGGCCCCAAAGAAGCCGAGCGAGGAGGATCTCGTCGACGCCGGCCGCAAGGGCGCGGCGCTCGAGGAGCCGCGGCACGACGACCGGCTCGCGCTCGGCGCCGGAATGAGCGGCATCTGATGGCATTTTCAATGGTCCAGCGCTGCGGCAGCATGCCGTCCGTGGAATCATCGGGCTGCGGACGTGCTCCGCGTCCTCCCGCGGGCCGCGGCGCTGGATCTCCAATGAGGGTTTTTCGTCAAGGCCGAACGCCTTGCCGAAGCGCCCTCGCTTCAATCGGCAACCGCACTGTTGATCGACGCCCTTTCGATATGGGCCAGGCGGCACCCAGCCACGCAACTCCTGCGAAGTGGAGTAACAGAGGAAAAGCAGCATGAGCACCAACGACAGCGCCGCGACGGCGGCAGACGACAAGGGCACCGCCGCAAGCGGGGCCGGAAGTTTCGACCTGTTGCCTGAGAACAATTCCATGCAGTGGGAAGGCAAAAAGCCGGAAGAGCTCGCAGCTCTGCCGGAAGCCGAGCTCGCGGGCATGAGTCATCAGGACATCGAGAAGGCGTTTGGCCTGGACATCCCAGATCGCACCCGGGTCTCAAACCCCACCGGCGCGATGACGGTTGAAGAGGCTGATCGTGCCGTTGAAAGCGGGGCAGCGAGCATACCGACCGAGGAAATGATCGCCGCCGCTGCAGTCGAGGCGCTCACACCACCGAAAGCGGAGTCCACAGCGGCTGCTCCGGCGCAAGCCGAAGCTGCAAAGGCTCCGGAGGATGCGTCGGCGGCTACCGCCGCGGAGACCGCATCGCAGGTGGAGCAAGTCGAAGAGAAGCCAGCGGTTGTCGCGGCTCGTGACGGCAAGGGGACGATTCCGTATTCGGTGCTGGAGGCCGCCCGCGCGCGCGCCGCACAGCTCGAGAACGAATTGGCCATGGAACGTGGCGAGAAACAGCGAAAGGCCGAGGAAGAATCCATCAAGGGAGCGCTGACAGCAGAGCAGATCGCTGCGATGCGCGGTGAATTCCCTGACGCGGTGGTCGATGCGATCGAGGCGCAGAACAACGCCATCATCGAAATCCGCAAGGAAAACCTCGAGCTTCGCCGCAAGGCAGGAGCCAGTGAGGTAGATCCCGTCGAGGATGCCAAGCAGAGAGTGACCGACCTGATAGATCAGGATCCGGTGCTGTCGAAGTGGCGCGATGACGCGGATCAGACCAACTGGAAGCGGGCAACCGCCTTCGATGACGTGCTGCGTGCAGATCCAGTGTGGGCAGAGAAGCCTCTTGAGGAACGCTTCAGTGAGGTTCGTCGCCTCATGGGAGCACCGAAGGAGGCGCCTGTTCAGACCGGTCCGACCGAAGCCCAGCAAGTGGCCAGTCGCGCCGCTGCGGCAGCCGCCGCCGCGACCGCAAGTGCCACCGCACCGACTCACTCAGACCTGCCTGGCGGGCATCCGCCCGCTTCTAACGACGCATCACGAGTGGATCAACTATCGACCACGCAGCTCGAAAAAATGTTCGAGAGCGGGGCGGATGTTGATGCATTGCTCGCAAGATTGGGATAGATTCCGCCAGCAGCAGGACGCTAAAGCCCATCTACAGGAGTTATTCACATGGGACAGACTGTCATTCCCGCAGGCCATGCGGTCGCGCGGAAGCTCTTTTCGGTGGCTGCGTTCGCCGCTGCGCAGCGAGCACCATCCTTCTCCAAAAACCTCGTGGGCGCAGCCCCGCAGCAGTCCGACGCGGAGCGCAGGCTTCGCGGCCAGACAAGCGCAGACATGCCGATCGTGCGCGTCACCGACCTGTCGAAAGGCGGCGGCGACAAGATCAGCGTCGATCTGTACAACGCCATCGGCGGCAAGCCCACCATGGGCGACAAGAAGCTCGCCGGCAACATGCAGAGCCTGAGCTTCGCGTCGATGGATATCTCCATCAACCAGGTTCGTCATGGCGTTGACCCGGGCGGTCGCATGACCCAGCAGCGCACGGTGCACAACCTGCGCACGATCGGTGTTGCGAACCTCGCCGGATGGTGGGGCAAGTTCACCGATCAGACCACGCTGGTGCATCTGGCCGGCGCCCGCGGCTTCCAGACCGGTGCGGACTGGATCATCCCATCGGAGACCGACGCTGACTTCAGCGAGATCATGATCAATCCGGTGCTCCCGCCCTCGCCCGGCCGGCGCTTCTACGCCGGTGACGCGACCAGCGCCGCCGACCTGGACAACACCGACTATCTGAAGCTGAAGGACATCGACAAGCTGCGCGCCGCGCTGGACGAAATGCCGTTCCCGCTCGCGCCGATCAAGCTGCCGAAGGATCCAGCGGCTGACGATGAACCGCTCTACTGCCTGTTCGTGTCGCCACGCCAGTGGTACTGGCTGATGGTGAACTCGGATTCGCAGAACTGGCGTTCGTTCCTGGCAGCCGCCTCGGAGCGCGGCCGCTGGAGCAATCACCCGCTGTTCATGGGAACTGGCGGCATGTGGAATGGCATCCTCATCAAGAAGATGCGCCGCTGCATCCGCTTCACCCAGGGCAGCACCGTGCGCGCGTACCAGGCGAACGGCGTCACGATCGCCGACACCACCGCGGCGGTGGATCAGGATCGCGCGTTGCTGCTGGGCGCGCAGGCGCTGGCATGGGTCTACGGCAGACACCAGAACAGCGACTACTACATGAGCTGGCACGAGGAGAAGACCGACCACGACAACACCATGGAAATCTCCGTGGCTGCCATGTTCGGAGCCTCCAAGCTCAAGTTCATGGACCAGAGCAGCGGTATCCCGCAGGATTACGGCGTCTGCACGCTGGACTCCTACGCGCCGACGCCGACGTAATCTGGCCCCACCCCTGGAAACGGAGAACTGACATGGCAACCATCAATCCAAACGCAGAGCGATTCCGTGCGGGCTCGTGGGGCAATGCGGGCGTCAAGACGCTGCGCTTCACGGTCGCGGCCGGAAATGCCGCTCAGGACGGGACGAATGATGTCCTCGTCATCCCTGCTGGCACGAGGATCATCGACTGGCACTGGGTCCTCAAGACCAAGAGCTCGGTCGCCAACGGCACGGTTGACGCGGGTTTCGTGGCCGTCGATGGCGGCGGCTACCTCGACCTGGCGAACAGCGTTGCTGACGATCCTGACTTCCTCGCGGATGCACTGGTCGTCGGCAGCGGCGGAACCAATGGCACCACCTCCCGCAAGGGCAGTGGCGCCACGGTGCCGGCGAACGGTCCGCTGCTGCTCGAGCGCGACGCGTATCTGAGGCTCACGAACAACACCGCGGCCGTCACCGACCTGGTGCTGGATCTGGTCCTCAACTACGAGTTCGTCGGCAACAAGTAAGGTTGCCGCTCGATCCTGAACCGGGGCGCCGCTCTGAATGCAGGGTGGCGCCCCTTTTTCTTTAACGGAGGAAAACGTCATGACCGTGAAGATTCGATACATCGGCCTGCAGCCGCAGAAGCGCGCCTCGCGGGTTAACGAGAAGTTCACGACCGTCTGGGAACGGCCCGGCGATGTGCAGGAGGTCTCGGAAGAAGAGGCCCGCGTGCTGCTGCAGCCCATGTACCGGAAAATATGGGAGCGCGTCAGCGATGATCCGCCGCCCCCGCCGCCCCCGGAGCAGAAGCAGGGAGTCGACGATCAGGGCAGCGCCGGCGCATCCATTCTCGATGCTGACGAAGATCCGCCCGCCGCTGACGACGACGCCGGCGAAGAAAGCGAACCCGAGATCTCAGCGGAAGATGTGAAGGCGCGGCTGGTGGAGATCCTGACCATCATTCCGAAGCTCAAGCGCTCGGATTTCGATGCCCAGGGGCGACCGAAGCTGGTATCGCTGAAGTCGCTGCTGGGACGGGATGTGACGCGCCTCGAGCGTGACGCGGCCTGGGATCTGGCGAAGAAGAACTCCGAGACGCCCGCGGCGAAGGATGAAGAGTCCGCGCCATCGTCAGAGGTTTCGCCGGAGTAACACTTGGCCAGCATCACCGCCAAGGCCATTGTTGCAGCCGTCCGGGTCACGCTGGTGGACCCGGACGGTGTGCGCTGGACCTCCGAGGAACTTCTCGGATGGTTGAACGATGCGCAGCGGGAAATCGCCATCCTGCGGCCGGATTCGTCGGTTTCAGTGGCCGCTATCCCGCTCACGTCCTTGAGCACGCTGCAGACGCTTCCGGCCTCTTGTCAGCGCCTGGTCAAGATCACGCGCAACATGGGCACCGATGGCCTGACACCCGGCCTTCCCATCACCCTTGCAGACCATGGCGAGCTCGATCGCTGCAAGCCCGACTGGCATTCGTCGAGCCCGGCCGACTCGATCAGGCACTACACCTACGACGGGAAGAGCCCAAGGAGTTTCTACGCCTACCCGCGGCCATCTACGCCGCCAGGTACCGGCACGCCGACGCGCAAGGTTGAGGCGCACATGCAGGTGGCGCCAACGGACGCGACCATGGTCGGGGTGAATGGCGGAACGTCCGATTCCGTGATTTCCGTCGACGACATCTACAGCACGGCCATCCACGATTACATCGTGCACCGGGCGAAGATGAAGGCTACTGACGCATTTGATGCCGAGGCCTCAGAGGCTTCCTACCAGCGGTTCCTCAATCGCCTTGGTCTGAAGCTGCGCGCTGACAAGTCCTCGGATCCGCACGCGCCGAAGTCAAACCCTCCAGCGACCACCACGACTTCACCGGAGGCGCGCGATGGCGGAGCTTTCTGACCTCACTGAGGACGTTCTCGAGCAGCTGGAGAAATGCTCCGCGCCGCAGGCCGAATCCGCGCTCGAGGACACCGCAATCGACTTTTTGAAGCGGTCGAAGCTGTGGAGCATCGACCTTGCGCCCATCAGCATCGTGGCGGGCACGGCGCAGTACGCGCTGCCGAACCCGCAAAGCGGCTCCCCGCTCGCCGACTATGCGCAGATCCTTCACATCAGGTCTGCGACCATCGGCGGAAAGCCCCTCACCCTTACCAGTGAGGAATATCTGGACCTGAACTGGCAGGAGCTGTCGAAGAGCTTCAATTGGCGCTTCCAGTTCAGCGATCCGCCTGCGAGCAGTGCGGCGGTTGATGACTGGCGCCTTGCCGAGTCCGAACAGCCAGGCCTCGCGTATCAGCTCGACCCCAACCACATCACTCTGGTCGGCATTCCGACAGTTGCCGCTGCCGATGCGCTGAAGGTGAAGGTCGTCATCTTCCCGTTGCGCGGTGTGACCGCGATCGAAAACTGGATCTTCAACAGCTGGCATCAGGTGCTGGTTGCCGGCGCCATCAATAGATTGAAAATGATGCCCGACAAGCCGTGGAGCGATCGCGCCGGCGCGGCGTTGTTCCTCGATGATTACGAGACCGGCATCGGGTTGGCCGCTGCAGAGTCCCTGCGCGGCTTCAAGCGCAACGATCAACAGGCCCGCAGGACGAAAGTCTGGTAGCGACGACATGACGCCAGGAGGGCGCGTGATGGCAGTGATGGACAAGATCTCGAAGTGGAACAACCTTCTGACGCTGGTGACGGCCGCGGCGGCGGTTTTGGGGCTGCTGATCGGCGGCGCGCGCCTGATACTGGTCCCGTGGTTCGTCACGGCAGCATCCAAAGCGCTGTCCGGAAACATCGACTCGAGAATCGACGGAAAGACCGCGCCTGTGAAGGCTGGCATAGAGTCCATCCTAAACGACAAGATCACCGAGCTGCAGGGGCAGGTTGATCTGCTGCATGCCCGCCGGCAGCGCGACCCCTCGAAATGGACGGATCTCGACGTACTCACGCTCACCCAGGCCGAGCAACGGCTCGCCAACGCGCGCGCCGCGCTGGCAAACTTCTTGTCGGAAGAGGCGCAGTCAAAGCGCTTCGCCAAGGGAGATTGAGTGGACCTCGAGATCGTTCGCTACGCGTACCTACCGAAGATCGCAACGCTGGGATTCCTGCAAGCCGCGAATCTCAAGCTCGACACGATCGAGGAAGCGTGGTCGCCGGATCCTGACGGCCCCGGCGGGCAGCGCCGCGAAGCAAATCTCGTCGAGTCCTGCGTTCCTGACGGCCGCTACCGCCTGATCCCGCACGACGGACCGACGAAAAAGGACGTGTGGGCGCTGGTAAACGAGAAACTCGGCGTGTACGCGCCAGGCACGCGCCCGGCAGGCCAGGCATGGGGGCGGGACGCCATCCTGATCCATGTGGGGAACACCACGAAGGACATCATGGGGTGCATCGCGGTTGGCCTGCGCGCCGGATGGGACGCAAATCAGCCCCATGTGTACGACAGCCAGGCTGCCATCAACATCCTGCGCAACATGCTCGGCCGCGACGAGCACAGCCTGATCATCCGCCCCTCCCGGGGCACCAACGAGTCCCCGTAGGAGATCGCCATGACCGCCGAAGACATCAAGGTCATCCTGAACTATCCCGGCATCCTGTACGTGCTCATGGTCCTCGGCTCGCTATTGAGCATGGGAATGCAGCTGCGCGACGCGCGCAAGAATGGCGCGACCATCCCTATTGCAGAATATTTCCTTCGGCTCGAAACCGTTCTGGCCATTGGCGCCAACACCATCGCATTTCTGGCGCTGATCGTTACCGACTCCCTCAACTTCGTCGGCGCAATCAGTATCGGGTACGCACTGAACAACCTAGCCGACTCCAAGTCGGGCGGTCGCACCGCTGCCATCGTGGACAGCATTCCGGACAGCAATACGCAGGTGCAGAAGCCCGTCCAGCAGGAGTAGGCTTGCAGCAGCCGGTTTTTTGATCGACAACCACAAGCCTGGAGGACACATGAAACGTCTGATGATGATTCCGATGCTGGCGCTGATGGTGGGCATGGCCGCATGCTCCGGATGCGCTTCCACGAACCCGCTTTCTGCCGCTGATGGTATCGACGAGCGCGGATATGCCGTGATGGGCATGTACAACGCCTTCCAGAAAGAAGTTCTGAAGGTGGCGCTCGATGAATCCCTGCCCGCGAACGTGCGCCTCGCCGCTGCTGACGCCGACAAGGCTGCGGTGGATGTCATCGGGGAGCTCTCTTCGGCGCTCGCCCTGTATCAGGAGGTGCAGCTGGCGCTGGCGGTCGGTGATACGCCGCAGGAGGACCTCGCGGCCGTGATTGCGCACCTTACGAGCTGGGTCGAGCAGGGGCAAAAGGTCGTGACGGGCCTGAAACGCGCCGTCGAGGATGCTGCGCGGCTGAAGAAAAAGACCGCCAGTACCGCGACCCCCTTCCACTTCGCACACGGAGCGGCCTAAGCCATGTCCCTCATCAGCACCATTTCCCTGATCGCGGCCGCTCTGCGCCAGCTGGCCGTCCTCGTTCCGATCTTCGTCCGCGACGAGAAGGTCGATGACATCAGCAAGCTCCTGAACACGCTGGCCAATCTCGGCGAGCGCGGTGCGGAAGCGGTCGAGTCGGTTCGCGCCGACCTCGAAGCCCTCGTGGAGAAGCTCAATTCCATGCATGGCGTCAGCGTCGAGGACCGCGAGGCACTGATCGGCGAGATCCGCGAACGCAGCCAGCGCATTCAGGATGCGGTTGCGCACCTGAGACCCGAAACCGAAGCGGGGCCGTCCGACTGATCATCGGGCAGCGACCGTGACGATCAAGGCCGCCGGCGCAAGCCTGCGGCCTTTTTCATTGGGGGGTATGATCCCCGCGTCGTCAGCCGCAGGATGGGGCCGTGAAGATCAAAATCGACGCCTTTTCTGGCATTCGGCCGCGCGTTTCGCCGCGACTCCTTGGCAACGAAGAAGCAACCATCGCGGTGAACTGCCGGCTGTACAACGGCAAGCTGGTCGCGTTCCGCGAGCCGGAGCGAGTCGCCGAAGGTGCCATCGGTACCGCAATGATGGTTACCCAGGTCGGCGTAGATGTGGTCAGCTATGGCCTCTACCTGCACGTTATGCAGGTTGGTGCTGACGTTGTGAGCCAGGCGCAGCCGGCGCTGCAGGTCACCCAGGCCGGCGCGGATGTGGTGAGCGCCTGAATAGATATTGCATAACAATGGCATTACAAGGGCATTCCTATGACCATCAAATACGCAGACAGCTTCGGCGCCTACAACGCCATTGCTGATGTCCAGAAGGCTGGATACTCGAGCGCCGGAATCGCTGGCTTCGCGCTTCAGGGGGCCACGAGCCGCCGCGGTGGCAAGGCCCTGCGCGCCTCCTTTGCGGCAACCCCCGCATTCATTCAGGTTCCCGTTCCTGGAGCTGCAGGCGCAACAGTCGCAGTGATTGTGGCCGGGCGGATATCGGACATCACCCAGGCTGTCGACACCCCGGGCCTGATGGTGGCGTTTGGCGACGACACGGTGGTCCATGTTGGCGTATCGGTGCTCACGGACGGATCGATCCGCGTCTACCGCGGCACGGGCGGCGGCTCCACGGTGCTGGGCACCAGCGCCGCCGGCCTGATCTCTTCGGCAACTTACTTCCACCTCGAGGTGGAGGTGAAGGTGAACAACGCAACGGGCACAGTGCGCGTATTCCTGAACGGCTCCGCCGTGCCAGTGCTCGATCTGAGTGCGCAGGACACCCAGAATGGTGGAACTGCCACCATCACGAGGGTCGGAATAGGGTCGGATCGCGTCGGCAGCGTGAACTTCGACTTCTGTGACTTGGTGGTGCGTGATGGCACGACGCAGCTCGGCGACGTGCGAGTCGATTACCTGCCGGCCAACGGCACAGGTGACACTAACGACTTCGCCACGAACGGGTCGGCCACCTCGTACCAGAATGTCGACGAGACGAGCCCGAACGATCTGGACTACAACTACTCGAGCAGCCCCGGCGCCGCCGATCTCTATGCCCTGGAGGACGTGTCGTGGGCGCCGGCCACCATCTATGCGGTCGTGGAGAAGGTGCGCGCGAAGAAGTCAGATGCCGGAACCCGTAGTCTCACGCACGCGGCGCGCAGCAACGGGATCAGCTACGCGGGTTCCATATCGCCCTTGACCACGGACACGAAGTATTACCACAACGTCCGAGAGGTCGACCCCAACACCACGGTGGCGTGGATTGAGTCGGGAGTGAACGGTCTGCAGGTTGGCGCATCGGTGGTCTAGGCCATGGCGCGCACCATCTTTGTCTACACGAGGGATGAGTTCGGAACGCCGATATTCTTCCGATCCTCGAACCGCGCCCACTTCGTCCGCGGACCGGTTGCCGACAACAGCACCCGCCCCGTCTACTTCACCGGCGGCCCAGCGCCGCGCCCCTCGTACACGATGCTGCCTTTCTCTCTGGCAGGCGTCGGAGACAGGCCATCGGAGTTCTTTACGCTCGGCCTGCCGCGACCAGATATGTCAGCAACGCCGGTGGACTCCTCGAGCACCGAAACGCATACCGTCAGCGTGCGCCCCGCGCTCTACAAGCAGGGCGGCAAGGTCACGTATTCGGCAAAGGCGAATGCTGCGTATACCTGGCCGATCGGCGCGATATCGCCCAATGGCCTCGATGACGTGCTGGTGTACATAAACTTGGGCATCCTGCACCAGCATCAAAGCGGCAGTGAGGCGTTCGATGACGGCGACCCGCTGTCGATCACCATATCCCTCCTGGTGGACACCGAGGTTGTGGACAGCAGGGTCATCAGCAGCGATCAGAGCTTCGGAGATCAGGCGAGCTCGCGGCTCATGGCTTTCGCCGGATCCTTGCGGGTTCCTGCCGCGCTGGGCACCAAGAACTATGCCCTGAAATTTGAATCAGCTGGCAGCGGCTTCACGATGTCCGAGATAGATCGCTCTATCTACATGCTGGATATCGGCGTGTTCCACGAGAACACCACCATCGAAGTCGACCAGGACATGCGTTTCCTGTCCCCCGGGGACAACGTGCAGGTTTCCGGCGTGGGGGCGTCTTTTACCTCCCAGTCCACCAATTACGTCAACGGAACCGGTTTCTTCCCCGCCCTTTCCGAGATAGCGGAGTTCATGTCGGGGTATGCGCTGGGGTCCGGCGGGCGCGCCGCCGAGCAGACCGTCCAGACGATCAACGGCTCCAAGGAGATCATCCGGACCACCGCAAATACGATCGTAGTGCGTGGCGCGTGGCCGTGGGACGTGTCCAGCGGCGCAGGCGGGACTATCTCCTTCGATGGCCTCGAGGATGTTGGAGACGTGTCCTCGGTGCAGTCGGTGGGCTATGTGGTGACATTCCTCACCACCATCGGAAACCAGGTGCAGGAAGGACCGCCTTCGGCGATGTCCAGCCTGATTCAGACCCGCCCGGGCCTTCCAGTGCAGATTGCGGGCCTCCCCACCGGCACCAATGAGGAAGGCAGTTTCCGTTTCAGCGGGAAGCGTCTGTACAGGTCAAACGTCACCACGGACGAGATAGGGGTCCTGCAGTTCGTTGCCGAGCTGCCGATAGAGCAGACCGAATACGTCGATACGGTCAGGGCCGTGGACCTCGGAGAGCAGCTGCAAACGGACACATGGATCATGCCGCCATCGGATCTGCACGGCCTTGTGGCGTGCCACAACGGCATGCTGGCGGGAATATCAGGCAACCAGGTGTGCGTTTCAGTTCCGTTTCAGCCTCACGCCTGGCCGACTCGAAGCCGCTTCAACATCGGCGATCAGCCCGTGGCCCTGGTTGCCGTGGGAGAGACGATCATCGTGCTCACCAAGGGGCGCCCATCGGTGATTTATGGCTTTGAGCCAGAATCGATGCGCGTTGTGCCTGGCGATATGCCATTCCCGTGCGTGAGCGCCGATGGCGCTGTGAGCATCGGTGATGCAGCGGTCTATCCGTCAACCATCGGCCTCGTCGCAATACCTGCGCGCGGCGCGCCCATCGTGGTGACAGAGAAGATCATGGAGAAGGAGGAATGGGCGCTCTACAACCCGAGCACCATCATCGCCGCCGAGCACTATGGCAAGTACCTCGGCTTCTATACCAACGGGGACGAGAAAAAGGCATTCCTGCTTGACCCAACCTCCAAGATATCGGCGCTGACCGATCTGGATATCGAAGCCGTTGCCTGCTGCACGGACGAGCTCAACGGGCAGGCAATCTTCATGATCGATGACGATGACGAGGAAATCCGGCGCTTCGATCCTGCGACCGGCGACCCAATGCCTCTCGTGTGGCGAAGCAAGGTGTTCAGCTATCAGCGCCCGTGGTGCCCTTCATACGGCCGCGTTGTCGCAGAGCTCTATCCGGTCAACTACAAGCTATACGCAAACAAGCAGCAACCCGGAAGTGT